CTGGTTGGGCACCAGCTCCAGGCGCAGTTCCCGTCCCCGTTCCAGTTCCCGTCCCTGTTCCAGTGCCTGTATTTTGCAATTTTGCAGATAATTGTGCTGCTAATCCAGATTGTGTCTTAACCGCCGTATTAATGACAGAATTGTTGATTGCTTGATTTAAAACACCATTTGAACTGTTTAATGATGCTATTGCTTCGGGACTTAAAACTTGATCTCCCACATTTTTTCCAAATGGAATATTTCCTGCGTTAGCATCGTCTTGATTGTATGTGTATGGTTGAAACGTTTTACCATTATCTCTAGAGACTGCAGCTAAGGTATAACCACCCTGTTGGAATCCCACTCCAGTTTCGCTTCCAGGTTGCCAACCAGAAGCTCCAGTTCCAGGAACTAATCCATTTGCATATGGAGTATAATAGACCTCAATTGCAGAACCACTTACTTTTCCATTATTATCTATCGTATAATAGGTTCGAGTCCTAAAAAACAGCTGAGTTCCATTTAGTTTAGGCCCAGTTCCATCCGAATTTATTATTTTCGTTTGCGTAGACATTAGATGGTTTTTTACCTATTTAGTGACAAATTTGGCATAAGGTAAAGAACGAAGGTAATCAATCTCACTGCTGCGTATTAAATGCATTTTTCCTGCGACTTCTTGCCAGGTATATTGTCTTGCCATTCCCCAATGAAAGTTAATCGCTTTGAAACCCCATCGCTCTACAGCAGTTACTGCAACTAAAGGATGTTCATCATATGTAATTTCTTTTGTTTTGGGTATGTATATGAAAGTATAGTATTTGCCGACATCTGGAATAAACTCAGTTTCATTAAAGACTTCAAGAATATTCATCATGATGATTTCTGCATCTTCGGAACCATCGAGTTTTCTTTTTAACTTTTCTACTCTTGTAGATGCCATTACTTGATTCCGAGTTCTTCTTCTGTTATGATCTTGAACTCAATCATGTGATCTTTACAAAATTCTTCCGCAGCCTTCCACTTTGCTTGATTTGTCGCATAAGTGTAGACTTCGTTCACATATGCTTTTGTCGTCCTAGACTTTTGCTTTGGTGGTTGTGTTTGCTTTTTAGGTTTGATTTCTATGATATATTTTTTAATCTGCCCATTACTTTCTTTGACTTTAATGATAAAATCTGGAAAGTAAGTTCTAACTTTTTTTCTCACGGGGTCATAGTATTTGATACGAATCTCTTCGGATCCCCATGCTATAATATTTTCATTCAAATCACACCATCGACAAAACACTCTCTCCCAACTGCTTCTGCAAATGATGTTATTGGGATCACCTTGATACTTATTGGGATAAGATGGTTGATATCGACTCTTAATACTTTCTGCCATTCCCCATATACATAATATATAAGTAAATCTATTTAGATAACTCCGTGCCACAAGTCAGAAAAATAGATGACGTAAAACATATTGTTTTAAGGCCTGCCTTAACGCACTTATTCAGTGTTGAAATAAATCCCCCACAAGGAGCTAGGGGTGGATTTGGAGAATGGGCAGAAAATAGAACAGATTTTCCGTTAGTCGTTAACGGAAATAATGCATTAACCGATAAAATCACAATAATGTGTAGTGAAGCAAATCTTCCTGGATCTTCATTTTTAACACACGAAATTAATAATGATTACACTGGACAAACTGAGAGACACGCATATAGAAGAACATTTGATGATCGAATTGATTTTTCTTTTTATGTTGATGAAGACTATGATATCATTAGATACTTTCAAGCATGGATGACTTTTATTAACAATGATAAAGTAAGTGGTCAATACCAAAGACCAAATGAGGAAGATTTTATACCATCCGTTGCTCCCCAGTACAATACTAGAGTTAGATTTCCAAATGATTATAAATCTACAATCAGAATTTTAAAATTTGAGAAAAATTCTGATTTCTCCACCACGTATCCTGGAGGCGGTTTCATTGGAAGTAAGCAACCAGAGCACTTAGAATATACCTTTGTAAATGCTTTTCCCATAAGCATTAATTCGATTCCTGTATCTTATGAACAACCATCAGTATTAAAATGTACAGTTTCATTCACTTACAGTAGATATCTGTTGGCAACTCCTGGAAATAATAATGAAAGCGTTGTTCCTAGAGATTATCAAAACTGGGGAGATTTCAACACATTTCCCAAACCTCCCGTAGCATAATAAATACTCACATATATTATAATAGATCATGCCTTTACCTAAGATTTCTACGCCAACGTATGAGTTGGATTTGCCTTCAACTGGACAAACAATTCAGTACAGACCATTTTTAGTTAGAGAAGAAAAACTTCTTGTTCTCGCTCTGGAATCGGAGAACATGAAGGAAATCTCGTCAGCGATCAAAACTGTTATCAAAAATTGCATTTTATCAAAAGGTGTGAAGATTGAATCACTTCCCACATTTGATATTGAATATCTTTTCCTCAATATTCGTGGTAAGTCTGTGGGGGAAGAGATTGAAGTCAATGTAATTTGCCCAGATGATGAAGACATCACAGTTCCAGTAACAATTTCTGTTGATGAAATTCAAGTCGTAAAAGATAAAAAGCATACGAATAAAATTAAAGTCGATGATTCAATTATGATGGAAATGAAATACCCATCATTGGATCAGTTTATCAAGAATAACTTTGATTTTTCTGGCTCAAACTTAATCGATCAATCATTTGATCTTGTTGCATCATGTATTGATAAAGTTTATCAGGGAGATGAAGTTTGGAGTTGTGCTGATGTAACTCAAAAAGAACTGATGGAGTTTCTCGATCAATTCAATACGCAGCAGTTCCAACAGATTGAAAAATTCTTTGAGACCATGCCTAAACTGTCGCACACTGTTAAGATTAAGAATCCAAAGAGTGGTATTGAAAGTGAAGTGGTTCTGGAGGGTCTGGCCAATTTTTTCGCATAGGCCTGGTCCATATGGACCTAGCCTCATACTATAAACTTAATTTTTCTCTCATTCAGTACCATAAATATTCATTAACTGAGATAGAAAACATGATGCCTTGGGAACGAGACATCTATGTTGCTTTGCTAGATCAGCACTTAGAAGAAGAGAGACTTAAGCAGCAACAAAATGCGTGACCAATTAGTTACAGAAACTATTGACGCTAGAATTCTAAGACTTGTTGGTCTTGAGGATGTTTTTGATCTGGACTACGAGACATATCTTGTCGTATTGAAAGAAGCACAATTACGGGGGAAAAATACTTTACCAGCAGAAGAGCAAGCGATTCTTGCGAATGAAAGAAAGAGAGTAAGAGGAAAGGTTGGTCGTTTTAAACCAAAAGCAAAAACTATTAATGTTAACAGCATAACATCTGTTGGGAGAGTCGGACAGAAACTTCTTCCTGGTGCAAGAGGAATTGGATCTGCTCCAATCGTAAAATCTTTAGCGAGTATTGGTGCGATTGTTGAATCAATTTCAGAAAATCTGAGTGATCAGAGTAAGGAAGACAAAAAAGAAGCGGAAGAAAATAGAAAAAGTGAGGAAAATGCAAGAAGGAAAAAGAAAGAGGAATCGTTAGAATCAAGTGCAAAAAAAGTGATGGCAGCTGCCAAAAAATTATTTGCACCGGTTAGAGGAATATTTGATACGATTTACAATTATCTTTTTTATACTTTTCTTGGTAGAGGAATTAATGAAGCACTGAATTGGTTATCAAATCCAGAAAATAAAACTAAAGTTGCTGCAATAGGTAAATTCATTGGTGATTTTTGGCCTGCTTTGCTTGGTGCTGCAACATATTTCTTCACTCCTCTTCGTGGTTTTATAAATGGAATTGTTGGTTTAGTCGCACGACTCGGAAAATTTTTCATTAAGGGACCAAAAAGTCTCGATCCTGTTTCTTTGGGAGTTGGAGCAGCAGTATCTACATTTGAGACTGAAAGAAGAAGACAACAAGAAGAGAAAAGATTATCTGAAGAAGAGGCAAAAAAACGTGGCATTAAACCAGAAACTGTACAAAAAGAATTAAAGGAAAGTAAAAAATCTTGGTGGTCAATGTTTGGCCAAGGATTTAGTGATGTTGGTTTAAGTGTTGGGGGAATTGCCGGTGGTGGTTTTATTGATCAGAGCACAGGTCTTAAAATTACTGGTGCTGGACCAGATACTCAACTGACAGCATTACAACCAGGCGAAGTTGTAATGAATCGTGCCGCTGTAAGAGCAGTCGGTGCCAATAACTTACTTAATTTGAATAGAATATTCGGTGGTCCAAATGCAAACAAACCAAGATTTTCAAACAATATTCAATTAGCTCAAGGTGGTGGATTGATTGGTAAGGCACTGAACTGGTGGAATAAGGGAAGAAATGTTCGTATTCCAAGAGAGAGTCGTGCTAGTTGGTTTGATTTAATGCGTGATGACTTAAAACAAAGGGGTCAAAGTGATGCTAATTTTGCAAAGGGATCTAAACCATCAATATTTGGAAGACCTGATAGAGGAGTTTTTTCAAGGGACTTTCTTGATTGGGATCGTACAAAAACAAAAAGAAATCCATTAGGTATTCCAAGACCAAGATACGTTCCTGCTGAAAAAGGAGGAACTGGATCGGCTCCAACTCCTGCTGTTCGTCAATTTTTTGAAAGAGTTCCTCAATATTCAATCGCACTCAACATGGGCGTTCAACTTTATAATATGATGCAAAAGAGAAATGTAGCAGTTAGATCACAGCAATATGGTTATGGAACTGTTGAAGATATGATGATCGCTCCAGAACGTTATGCCAAGTTAAGTTCATCTTCACCAAGAACTCCTGGATTAATGCCAGTATCAAAGAGTAAAGCAAATGTAATTACTCTTCCCCCAACAGTTGAAAACGCACCATCGATAATACCACAAAAATCAGGAGGATCTGAAGTACCATCATTCTCAGCAACGGCACCAGGAAATCGTAGAATGGAAAATGCTCAAATCTACGGGATAGTACAATAAACCATGGCAGTCAATCCTCAAAAACTATTACCACCAGCAAAACTTTCCGTAGGCGAAAGAATGGCTGCTGCCTATGATAAAAAGATTGATGATCTCTTAAATTTAAAGATCAAAAAGAAATTAATTAATGTAGATAAAGTTGTCAATACTACTAAAAAAGTAAAAGAAAAAACAAGAAAGCAAAAAAAGACAAGAAAAGAAAACGAAGAGAGAGAAAAAAAAGAGGGAAGATTAGAACAAAAACAACCAAAAGAAGCATCTAAATTAAATCTTCCAAGTTTACCAAAAACAGGTATTTTTGATACGGTTCAAAATTTTCTTGGATATACATTCTTAGGATATATTCTAACAAATTATTCGGACAAACTTTCACCCTTAAGAACAGTTGTATCAAAACTTCCTGCAGCGATGGATACTTTTGGTGCCATCGTTAGGGGAACCGTTGATATTGCTGGTGGATTAATTGAAGGTGGTTATAAATTTAAAAATGATCTTTCTCAAAAAGTAAATGAACTTGGTGGTAAAGACGCTCAAAAAACATTTGACACATTTACAAATGATTTTAAGGACATGATCAATTCGATCATGACGTTGGGACTATACAAACCGCCCAGAGAAAAAACTCCAGTTCCACAACAAGCATCTGGTGGTTATGTCAAAAAAATGGCTCCTGGTGGCATCACAAGAGAGGATAGACCAGTTGGTGGACCAATTAGTAGAGCAATACAAAAAGTAGAAACTAAAACTGTTCCTGTAATTTATAGGCAAATAACGCAACCAGGAAAAGATATTGGAGGAAAACAAAAAATTGAAATGGTATTCCCATCTTCACCGAAAAGAAACGAACCAGGACCATTGAATACATTAATGACAACATCATCAACATTAAGTAAGGTTCCATTCATTGGACCTTTGATGGCCGCGGCAGTTGATATTAGTATGGGTCAGAAACCAGACAAAAGAATCTATAGAACTTTTGGAGATTCTCTGGCACATATGATGGGTCTTAGTATTGATGCTCAAGCAAATACATCTGTTTCAAATATTGTTAGCACAATTGCCGCTATGGCTGAAGGTGGTGCAATTACTAGGGGAATCACCAGAAAGGCAACAAGTGCGGAGGAAATAGGAATTGCTTTAGGAAAACTTTTTGAGAGAAGCATTGAGGGAAGATTGGCAAAGATATTTTCTGAAATTTTAAAAACAAAAAGGACTGATACTTTTGAACCACCTCCAGGTGGTGGGGGTGTGGTAAAGGTTAGTAGTGATCAACCAGACTTTTGGTTACTTGCTGTTGGAGCATTGTTGGAAAATGGACATCCACAAGGCGCTGCTGATGTCGCTCAGGTAATTTACAATCGTGTGGCATCACCTTCGTGGCCAGGTGATATTAGATCAGTAATCATGCAGGGAAATGGGGGACAGTTTCAACCAGTAAGAGATTATGGAACAATTGATGAGTGGAATAAAATTAAAGATAAAGATTCTGCGATTAGATTCGTTGAAAAGTATGGAAAAGGAAGAACCAGAGCAAATTTAGAAACAGTTGCTGGTGCGTTGTTAGATCAAAATAGACAAAGATCTGCAGCGACTTTCGTTGGTCCTAGAGATAGTTTTAGAGCGATTGCTTTTGAAGATGCGAATAATCATCTTGCAAATGATACTGAGCAAAGGAGACATGGCCATGCATTTGGATTTGAACCAGGAGGAGCTCAGATATCATCATTCCGTGCAGGAAAATTAAAACCAGCACAAGTTTCTCCAAATGTTAAGGGAACAGTAGAATATTCTTCTCTTCCTTTAGATGGTACAAATGGAAGATTAAAACCAGAGGAACTTACAAGAGTTGGAACGCTATATGGCAGACCAGATTATTATGACTGGTATGGTAACGCTGCAATGTTGAGAAATGATGCAGCTGCTGCTTTCATAGCTGCTGATGCTCAAGCAAAAAGAGAAGGAATTACAATTCTTATTACTAGTGCATATCGAAGTCTCGCTCACCAACAAGCATTGATTGATTCTAAAAAATATCCCGTTGTTGCTAAGGTGGGAACCTCCAGACATGGATTTGGTATCGCTTTAGATATTCAAACAGGTACTCCTGGATATGATTGGTTTTTAAGAAATGGTCCAAGATATGGATGGAAATATATGGCAATTCCTGGAGATCCTGTCCATTTCGAATACACTGGAAGACCAACTACTACTCAAACGAGAACTCAAAGAGCAGTTGCATCTACATCAGCACCAGCTGCTCAAATTGCCTCATCAAGTCCGAAAGTTATGGATACCGCGCAACAACTCGCTATGATGCCATCATATGCTGAAAGTGGTGGAACTACTTTTATTTTAAAAGAAAAGATTATTCTAAAAGAAATCCCAGGATCGGGAACACCCCCAGTTCCAGGAACATCAAACATTGATTTTCCTGGAGTAAATAGTACAATACCATCGTTTATCGGATGACATATCAAACTCCCAATATTACCGCAAAAGAATCTGAAATATCTAAGTTTGAAATTACGTCAAACGAAGGAAAGAGTTTGGACGTTTCTTTAGGATGTGTTCAACTTCAATACTATGAAAGTATTTTAGATAATACAGTTCGTGTCAGTTCTATATTAGTTGACTCTGGAGAAAGAACTACTGGTGAAGGTTCTTCTGCTTTGGAGATGGAAGATCTTAAGTTAACTGGTGGAGAAGAAGTTACTCTTCTAATGGAAGATGGATACGGGCAAAAGTTAGAATTTTCTGGAGATAGTCAATTTAGAATCAAATCCATACATGATGCGGTACAAGAAAATGTACTGACATACATGATTGATCTGTGGTCTAAAGAGTGTTTGGATAATGAACTCGTTGAAACTAGAGTCACAAAAAGATACGATGGAAAAATATCAGATTCTGTGGATTCTATACTTAAGAACGCACTAAAGACTCCAAAGGTTATTGACACTGACGAAACAGAAAATCTTTTTAGTTTCCTCGGTAGATCTGAAAAACCATTCTACAAGTGCGCTTGGTTGGCAAAGAGATCAATTCCTACAGGCTCGACTGGAAAGAGTGCTGGTTATCTATTCTTTGAGACTGCAGATGGATATAAATTTAAGTCTATTGATAAGTTATTTGGACAAAAGTATAAGAGGAAATTAATCTATACTCGAACTCCTGATCTTCCTGTCAGTTATGATGCTAAGATATTGAATTATTCCTATGATAGTTCAATTGATGTAGAAAAATCTTTGGTGACAGGATCTTTATTCAGAACAGAATTAAGAGCAACAAACTTTTATGATAACAAACCAAGAAGAAACGAAACATCGCACACAAATCAAGAAGATCAAGATAAAATGGGTGGCACGGAACATCCAGTCATTGCAAAGGACTTAGGACTTCAAGATAAATCAACTCGTGTTGTTGTTCGATATGATAAGAAAGGAGTCTTACCGCCAGGAAAAAATTTAGAAGAGCAGTTAAAGAAATCAAAAGAAAATGATTATGATATTGATTCGATTATCCGCCAATCATCAATGAGATACAATCAGTTGTTCACTCAGAAAATGTCAATGACAATCACGGGTGATTTTGGTCTTAGAGCTGGAGATATTGTGTATTGTGATTTCCCAGAGATGACAACCAACACTTCAAAGTCAGTGAGTCATAGAAAAGGAGGTCTATATATGATAGTAGATTTGTGTCATTTAATCACAACTAATAAAACTTTCACTAGACTTAATTTAGTGAGAGAATCTATAGGAAGAAAACCTTTCTGATTTAAAACAATGAACAGAACAATTCAACAACATATTAAT